TTGTATATACAGCAATTTTCATATTTCCCCTTCGGTGTTATTTATATTTTGATGATGTAGTTCAAAACAATAGTTGGCTGAGTGTTGGTTAAAGCAGTATTTGCAAAACCCCCGTCACCCGAACTACCAGTAAAGTTAGGGACATCAATGTTGTGTTGATGGCGAACAGACGCACCACTTGTAGTATCAAGGTAAGCACTTAACTGCGCTGATGCCCCACCAGTACCAACCGTTGATGCTGTTCTATTAGAAAGAATCCATGAGTTCGCTGTACCAGTACCATGAGTATGGTCAGGGCTGTCATTTCCAGAAGTAAAAGAAGCATGGTCGTGGTTGATTGTGTGAGTATGCACAGGTAAATTACCCGAAGCAATAGTTGCTGTTTGCGCACCACCAGTAGCACCGAGCGTGTTAGACGCAGACAACACCGTGCTAGTCAAACGGCTGGCTGCGGAACCACCCATGTTGTCAAGACCAGCAGGTACACGACCACGCAAGTCGGGAAGATTGAATGTTGTTGAACCGTCACCAGCACCGTAAGTTGTTGAAACAATTGCAAACAACGCAGAATATGTTGCTCTTGAAACTGCCTGTCCGAAACAGAGTAGCCAGTCAGTTGGTGCGCTGGAACCTGCAAAAGCAATAACGGAACCTGTTGGGGATAAACCTGTAGGTCCTGTTGGTCCTGTTGGTCCTGTTGGACCTTGGACTCCTGAGACTATTGGTTCCCATGCGGATGTGCCTGTGTTGTATTGCTTGATAACAGTCATTATGAAGGTCCTATATCTTCAACAAACAAAAATGCTTTAGCACTGGAATCCCTGCTTGCATATCCAGATGAGGCGGTTACGACGGTTAATGTTGCAACGACATTCTGTGTGCCAGCACTAATTGTTCCGACCGAAACAAGATTGATAAATCTATTGGTAGTTCCAGAAACATCTAACTGTTCATAACATTCACTAAGAACAGTTCCAGAAACATTTGTTAATCTTATTCTTGCTCTTACATATCCACTTCCAGAGTTAGGAAAAACATCAGGTTCAAAATAAGTTACCTTGTATAGCCTGCCACTTACTGCAGTAAAAGAAGCACCAGTAAGTTGGACTTCTTCGCTAGTGATGGAAGTATCGGAACTTGTACTGCTGGTGTAGGACATTACTCCCCAAGCAACATTCCAAGGTCGTGAAGCCATAGTTGCTATCTGTGTTGTGTTTGTGCCAGCCGAAGGTGTTGGGGCAGCAGGAGTCCCTGTGAAAGTAGGTGAAGCAAGGTTGGCTTTAAGGTTGTCTGCTGTGGTTACAAAAGCCGTAGTCGCAACAGCAGTTGTGCTGTTCCCTGCTGTTTGAGTGATAGCAATCGTGCCTGTAGGCAAAGAAGGTGTACCTGTAAAAGTAGGTGAAGCAAGGTTGGCTTTTAATGCAAGGTCAGAAGAAGTAACAGGGGTAGCCCATGTCGTGTCGTAATCAGTCGCAGAAGATTTAGCCAACACCTGACCAGTCGTACCACCAACAGGGATAACAGCCACACCAGTAGTTGAAGTGTCAGCCCACAAAACATTTGTATTCGCTGGCGCAGTCGGACCAGTAACAGTTATACCCGTCGCACCAGTAGGACCCGTGTCGCCAGTGTTGCCCTGGATACCTTGAGGACCCGAAGGACCTTGCGCCCCTGTAGGACCAGTGGCACCAGTCGCACCAGCAGCCCCCGTCGGACCAGTAGGACCAGTAGCACCATCAACACCAATAGTCCCGTTCGTACCAGCAGCCCCCGTAGGACCCGTAGGACCAGTAACGGTAGAAGCAGCACCTGTTGGACCTGTCGCACCCGTTGGTCCCGTCGGTCCAATGTTTGCTATGACAAGAAGAACATTCAAATTGTCAGCAAACCCTGTGGCACCTGTACCACCACTAGAAACATAAGTAACTGGGATGTCAAGGTAAGAGTTACCGTAATCCGTAATAGTTCCGCTAACAATAAACTTTTGGAAGTTCGCAGAGTTAGCAGAATCTTGAATATAAATAGTGTCGTTTGTTTTTAACAATCCAAGAAACAGGTCAATGTCATAGCCATCTTGGTCAATATGGTTTATTTGTAATTGTGTCGCTGATGTTTGGGTCGCATTGTTGTATGCAACCAAGCCAGTACCAGGGTTGCCAGTTGTAGTTCCTGTGTCAATTCTGTAGTCATAAAAACTTGACGACTGTCCTTGTGCCCCTGTAGGTCCAGTGGGTCCTGTAACTGTTGATGCGGCACCAGTAGGACCTGTAGGACCTTGGATGCCAGTAGCCCCTGTAGGTCCTGTAACGGTTGACGCAGCGCCTGTAGCACCTGTTGGTCCTGTTACGCCTTGTGCCCCTGTAGGTCCAGTGGGACCTGTGTTGCCAATGATACCTTGGATGCCTTGCGCACCTGTAGGTCCTTGTGCACCTGTAGGACCGATGTCACCTTGGATTCCTTGTGCGCCAGTAGGACCTGTAGGTCCAGTGGGACCTGTCACAGTTGAGTTAGCACCAGTAGCCCCTGTTGGTCCCGTAACGGTACTAGCCGCACCTGTCGGACCAGTCACACCTTGAATACCCTGTGCACCTGTAGGACCAGTAGGTCCTGTTACACCTTGCGCTCCTGTTGGTCCTGTCGGTCCTGTTGGACCAGTAACTCCCTGTGCTCCTGTTGGACCCGTGGGTCCTGTGACACCTTGAATACCTTGAGGACCAGTAGGACCAGTCACGCCCTGTGGTCCTGTGTTCACAGAAGTAACAACAGTGATAAGAGCATCAACAGTGGTAGCCGTAACAGCAGGCGTAGCGAGTGCACCAACAGTTTCAGTGGTGCGAGTGACAGCAATCAGGTAAGTGGCTGAACCTGAACCGCCACGATTAACCGTGATAAGGGTCGTAGCCATTGTTACCTAGTTACATCAGCAAGAACTGTGACATTGCCTGACAAGATAGTGGAGATAACACCTGAAGCATTTTCTTGCAAATCCCAGAAGTAAAGCCCAGCAGACAAAGCAGCAGAAGAAGTAGCACTTAAGACACAAGTGACTTGACCCGTAGCAGCAGAAGTAACGGTGCAAGTAAATGATGCCTTGATGGTGGTGGAGTCCTGCTGGCTGCGAATCTGAGATGAATAGGTGCGACCTGTGATGTCAACGGCTGTAGACCCGTCAGTCGTGATAGTCACAACGAGGGTTTCTGTATCACCACGAGTGATAATTAGGTCTTGGTCAGCGGGTTGAGCCATACAGCAAAGATTGTAGCATTAAACGACATAGCCCGCATCCTTCAATACATCATGGACATTCTCAGAAACAACATAGATTTGCCCTGGTTGTAGACTGTAGGACTCGGTGCCGATGTCTGCTTTGACTTTGCGGTTCACTTGGATTTCAACAGTAACTTTGGGGGGTTCCCACTCTGGGTTGTCTAGCAGGGTTCCTTCAGGAATTAGGGATAACAGTTTGCGGGTGGCGTTAAACCATGAGAAAACTTTGGTTTCAGGGACACGAGCAACAGCGGCCTGTTTAATGGTGCCACGATTTTGGTATGCCTCCATCATCAGTTCCTCCAGAATCTTCTGATTAGGTTCATCCCACAGCCCTGTAGTCTCCGCTTTAGATTTACCGCATGGAACCACCCCGAAGGCAAGATGGGCGAACTGGGCTTGTCCTGTGCTGTCTGACACGATTGTAGGGATACCACTAGCAATAGCCTGCAACGGCATAAGCCCAAAACCTTCCCCACGGGCAGGAGCCACAAAACAATCAGCCTTGTTGTACCAGTCACGTTGCTCGATGGGACTCATCCAAGTCCTATTAAGAAACACTTTGTCGCCAAGGTTTCGGCTAGGCACATCCTGGGCATGAGGGGCAGCTTTGATATGCAGTTCAGCATCAGGCAGGTTCAAAGCATTAAAGGCTTTAACTAAAACATCTAGCCCTTTGCGATGCCATAGTGACCCGCCACCTTGGAAACGAAACACCCCATCAGGTTTAGGCATTGGTTTCCAAAACTTATGGTCAACCCCCAACGGACAATACGAAACATCATTATGAAACTCACTAAACAATTCCACGTTATGTTCACACGGCACAATCACCTGGTCGAACTGGCCCAGCCAACGCCGGAAGTTAGATGGCAACTCATCGGTTTCCCACATAGAAAACAAAACCCGATGCTGACCCTCAAACCAACCCTTACAAGCATACGGAACCTGCATATGAACACTCACAGACGCATGATTATCCAACGTCACAGACTTAGGGAGCGAATCCTTAAACCCCTGAAGCATCGAACCATACCCCAACTTAGGGTCAAGGAACCCCACCCAAGATTGATAGTTCACAACGGCGCGGGAGTGCCTTCAATTTGATGGCGAGAAGTCGCCAACTGCTCGACAGCGTGGCACCCATCAATCGTTTTAGGTTGCAAACCTTCAGCCCGTAAACGCTTATAAGCAGGCATGTCCTTATTCCAGTTCTTCTCACGCTGGTTAATAGACGCAACCGATTCACCCTTAGTGGTAGTGGAGTTAGACCCCATCTGCACCCCAGCAACCCTGCACCCAAAACAACCCTCAACATCCAAAAACGGATGAGTCTCTCTATGCTTCAATGTAATCCCCATATCCAGCAGCTCGAAGGTCTGCCTCCTCTTGTGCATCAATAATATGAACATGACCACCGTGATACGTAAAAGCAACATCTTCTTGCTCTGCCGGTTGGTACTCAGTAAAAGAACCATTGTTCAATTTGAACACATTACGACCACGACGACCTGGCCTTAACACAGCAAGGATGCCACGCTCCCCTGGTAATGCCCAGTTCACGTAGTTATCTGTGGGCGGTTTGAAAGTTGTCATAACTAGAGAATAACAAAAGCCCCCACCTTTCGGCAGGGGCTTCCGTTATAAATTCCTTGTCGGAAATTATTAGGCGTTTGCACCAATGCTTGAAGCTGATTCGATACGACGCAGTGCTTCCTGACGGAAAACTGAGTAACCAACAAAGTGCTTCCAACCGACTGGGCGGAAACGCTGCAGAAGGTCTGTAACTGTTCCGTAGACGATTGTTGGCTGTGAACCGTACTCGCCACCCATAGAAACAGCCTTGGCAAGAGCCTGCTGTCCCATGATGAGGGTACCGTAAACGTCAATGGTTCCTGATGCACCGGAGTTGTCTGATGCGTTTGCGAACAGAGGAGCGCGAGCTGCCTCCATAAAGCGTACGCCTTCGAACATACCAATTTCACCGTTGTAAAGAGGCATTGCGTTGGTGTACTTGTATGAGTCACGCCAACCTGATGCGTCTGTAATACCACGAAGGTCGTACGAAACGTCTGGGTGGATGAATCCAACATAGTTACCACCGATTGTTGGCACGTTTGCTGTACGCAATTGAGCCACCGCACGACGAATATCTTTAGCAGTGATGGTGTCATCAGTGTTGATGGTTGTACGGCTAGATGGGGCTACTGCACCACCTGTTGCGTAAATGACGTTTGAACCAGCCTGAACAGCATTACGAGCGATGGTGTCAATTGACAAACCAGCGTTGTAACCAACAGCGTTAGCGGCTACTGGGTCCACAGGGAGGAATGAAGAAGCACGGAGCTTGGCGGTTGTAACCGTTGCGTTACCGTATTCTTCAAGGGTCACAGTAACTTGGCTGTCGCTCATGGCGACTGGGGTTACATCTTCTGCTTCACCAAGAGCAGTGGTTGCTGCTGCAAGGTCTGCGAAGACTGTGAACTTGACGGATGCACCTGGGTTAGTTGCGTTTGTTGCTTGAACATCTGCGAACTGGTCGAAGTACATTTCTGGGCGAAGGGCAAAATATGCCAACTTCTCGAAGGCAATCTGGTCAACCGAAAGGTTGGAGGTGCCTGTTTCTGCTGCGTAGTAATCAGCCATTTGGGTTTTTCCTTAAATTTTAGAGGGGGATTTGGTTAACCAAGGTTGACACCTTGGGCTTGTGCCTCTGCAAAAATGTCGGAAATTTCTTCTGCTGACGCAGCATCCCTGATTCGTTTAACCCATGATGGTCCTTCAGATGCAGTTTCGGCTCCGGCAGCAATCCTATTGGACTGCTTCCATGCTGCCTGGTCTGGGTCTTCCTGAACAGTTTGGGGTGTAATCAGTTGTGCTTCTTCTGCGGCCCGCCTAATAGCTTCTGGAGTTAAGTCACCGTCGTAGCCTTTAACGAAATACTTGGCTTGTGGAGAAGCAGGGTCTATACCCGCTTTTACAAAAGCTAGTTCACGTTGGCTGGCTGAGAATTCCGCAACTTGTTTGCGTAACTCTTTGGCTTCCTTTTCCAGTTGTTTCATCCTTGCACGAACAGGGTTCGTTTCAGATGCTGGCTGGTCGTAGTCGTCTTCGTTGAAATCATCTTCAAAATTTGACATATGGCACTCTCCTTGGTCCACATCACACCGGAGGGTTGTGATGGCTACATAGTTTTTACACCCCGTTTTGCGCTGATAACTCAGGGGGTGGTTATCAGGTTCTCCCATCGGGATACGTTTTTACATTAGCACATTTTATTGGCCGACGGTGCCTAGCCCTGTGGTTCCTGTTTGTGCTCCTGCGAAGCCGCCGCCTTGCTCGAAGGTTGCTTGGCGTTTGCGTCGGCGGGTAGCAATGCGTTGCGCTGCGGCTTGGTTTGTTCCGAATGTTCCAGCAATTTGTTCTTGCTGGGTTAATGCTGTTTCGCCTTGCAGGTTCATGCCGAGTAGTTCTTGTGTCGCACCGATTTGTTGGAAACCTTGTTGAGCTTGTCCACGGGTGATGCCTTCGGTAGCAAGCCCTTCGGCGGTTGCCACGTCGAGCGTGAATCCTGCTTGGCGACGGGCTTCAGAAGCGACCTGTGCGGCTTGCGCTTTCTTGATTGCCTCTGACTGGTTGAACCGTGTCGGGTCAATAAAGAACGCAGCAATGTCACCATCGTTTAGCCCGTAAAGCTGTTTAAGTTCTGCTTTGGTTCCTGGCTCTGCTTGCATGACTGCGTTGTAGCCTTGGGATACGCGGGTGTTTAATTCATCTGGTGAAACATCTCTACCAATGAAGTTGTTGAAGTCTTCTTGCTTGTCATAAAAACCCTGGGGAAGACTGTTCGCTCTCAGAGTTGTCTTAAATGCGTTTTCTAAACCAATAATTTCATCTTCGCTTTTAGGGGTGTACCCGTTAGCAATACGATATTCGTTTGCTTTGAAACGTGTTTTGTATGTTTCTGTCCCTCTAACCGCAATCAAAGCAAGCTGTTGACCAAACTGGCCGTTGAATTGTTCAGGGTCGTCAAGCAGTGCAGCGTCAAGTATTTTGACAATCTCTGGCGAGTTAAGACCGTAAGCAGATAGGAAAGTTTTGATAATTTCGTCAGCATCCATTACAGTGTCTTTCCAAATCCAGATGCCAAAGTTAAGGCAAGGTTACGATAGGCGTTTTTAGCTCCGTCAGTCTTTTTCCATTCAGGTAGCGACCTAAGATGGCGGTTCCATTCTGAAGAATCCATAGTGCGATACTCGTTTGTTTTGGGGTCTTGATAATTCAAAGCCTTACCCCATTTGTCTTGTGTCCAATCAATAGTTGACGGGTCAATACCAAGAACATTCTGTGCAGCATTTGAATACATAGTGACTGCTTCTTTTACTGTCTGGTCTTTTTCAATTTGCGGAGCCAGTGAACGGTACTGTTGCGAGGCTTGAAGTTTCATCAGGTCAGTAAACTGTGTCTCGGTTTTTGAGCCTTTAAGAATTTCTTGTGTCCACATGTCAAGCATTGCAGGGTCAACCTTTTGTGCGTAGTCATCAGCTGATGCTCGAAGTCCTGCGGCTACCGTTCCTTGACGTAACGCGGCGACACCTTGCGCTCCGCCTTGGGCTGTGGCAATAGCTTCAGAGCCGATAGCGTTTAGCAACTGTTGGTCTGACCATCCAAATTTAATTTTGTTTTCTGTCAACATACGCAAAGTACCGTCTGCCAGTACAACACCGGAACCTGATTTAAGACTCAATGCACGTGTGTCTTCAATACCTTTGTTGATATCTGCTTCAAGTGTTGCAGGGTCGGTAGATTTTTTGATGTTGAATTGACGGGTTGCTGATTCTGTTGTGCGGAACCAGTTGGTGTTTTGTAGACGGGATGTAAGTTTTACTTCGTCGTTGTACCAGCCTTCTTTAACGGACAGGTCAATAACTTTTTTTACTTCTGGGTTGTCGTTGTAGACATCCCACATGGAACCGAATTCGTCTTGGATTATTTGTTGCCATTTGGAGCCGCCAACTTTGACTTTTTTGCCGTCAAAAATAACTTCATCTTTTTTGAGTCCAGTACCAGAACCTGTGGTTCCACCACCTCCACCACC